GAAGTTGAGTTCGTCAACAACATCGATTTCAGACCATAAGGAGATACGGATGTTTCAATTCAATGAATATCTAGAGAAGATAGAACTCTATGAAAAGGTCATGGATGAGATCCAACGTATCGTCCACGATAAAGGCAAGATGACTCTTTACGGATACAAGACCGCTGGTGCTGCTATGAAAGCCGAGCGGAAGGACGAGAAACCTCTGGTGATCGTTAGTAAAATGAAGATGGGTGAAAAGATCATCGCAAATAAGAGTGGTAAGAAACTTACTATCCAACCACTTGCAAACAAAGATATGGTAAACGTCTACGACGATAGAGGAAGAATCATTCTCTACAACGTCTACGACTACGAGTATTGATAAGGATTTTGTGAATGCGAAACTTTATGAGACATGTAGAACTCACAGAAGAAACCGCACTTGTTGATATGGTGTATGGTGAGGTATCGGTATCTGACTCTGCAAAGATGCACAGACCAATCTCAAACTTCCCTGTATTTTCGGAGATCATCTCGGTAATTGATCCTCCTCCGGCAAATGACAGTGATGAAACATATGGAGAGATCATGGAGATGCTTGACATCATCGAACTGTCAAGTGAATCTGAAAAGAATGATTTCAGTTTCTTTGACAACAAAGTAATCGGACACTACTTCGATTACTGTCGTCAAAACAATCTGAGTTACTCTAAAGATTTAGTCTCATCACTGTATAGGCAAGTAACCACTCTTTGTCTGAATTTCAAATACAAGTTCAACCGACCGAGACCAGTTCAAGTAGCAAGATCTGTTGGACTACCGTTGAAAGCAGTATACAGTCGAACCGCTGACAGTCCAGCATATCCGAGTGGTCATGCCTGTCAGAGTAGATTCTTATCTCTTTTCTTCGCAACCCTCCACCCACAACACAGATCTAAGTTCATTGACCTTGGTGATAGATGTGCTAAGTCCAGAATAACTGGCGGTATTCACTATCCAAGTGATTCGGCCGCAGGGAAAAAACTTGCGGAGGTTTTATTCTCAAGGCTAGATATTAGCGACCAACTCTAAGGAAACCCAACATGCCCAGAAGTAACAGACCCAACGCAACCGACATCCGATCTATTCAGATCGACAACCCAAAGACCGTAGGCAACAGTGCGGGGACTAACGCATTCGTCCAAGAACTCGCCGCAGTAACTCTTGAAAGTGGACTTCGCGTCAAAAACGATGATGGGTCTAGTGCTTTGCTGATTGGTATCACAGGCGCTGCTGTTGCTATCGGAGCAGACACCACTGCTTACAAGTTGAATGCAGGGGAAGAAATCTTTCTAGAAGTTCGTAATACCGACTTGGTATTCATCAAAGGTAACTCCGTAGCATTCAGTTTCATGGGTAATTGATGTCAAGTAGTAACAGGAAAAACTCGGTTGACATTCGCGGGTATGAAGCACACCACCCCAAGTCGGTTGGTAACAGAGTATCGGGGACAACCATGTCCGCCTTATCTGCGACCTCTCTCACTCTTGATAGTGGAGTTTTAGTACACAACGCTGCTGGTCAAGCGATCCTTGTTACTCATACCAGCACGAGTGGTCTAGCAGATGGTGACAGTCAATTCACCAGCAACAATTTCAATAAGTGTTTCAAACTGAAAGACGGAGAGCAAGTTTTCATGGAGTGCGATAACCTGCAAGATGTTCTTGTCGGACAAACTACAGTCATTGGTTCCGGTTCAATTTCATTCGAGGCACACTGAGGAATAATCATGGCAGATTTTGGAAAAGTTGGCGGTGGTAAAGGTGGTAAGGGTTCCCGAGGGAGTCGCACGCGGAACTTCAAGAGTCCTATCGCAAAAATTTCAGGTCGCAAGAAGTCCGGCCAGCCCGATTACGAATGTAAATTCGAAGTGGATATTTTTCATGTCTCGGGTGGTCGTGGTGGTGGAGTCACATATGGAGATGCACTGCTAGGCACTTTCACTGATGGCAGAAGGAACAGGGGTCTTCTCCGGGCGGCCACCGGAGCGACCGCAGTCATGGATGTTCCTCAAACGAATCCCTTCCAATCCGGCAACACCGCCACTTATGTGTTTAGATTAGATGCTGGTGAATTGTTTGGTAACTCGGGTGGGGCGTTGGGTAACGCATATCCTGATGCCAGATTTGAGATTAGCGTGGATGGGCCATCTGGAGATGGTTTTCACTGGGAGGGGTATGAGAGTAACAACTCCAGTTGGGGAAATACCAACCAAGCCTTTATCAACTTGGATTTGCGAGGCCCAACCGCCGCCGGGATCTCTTGGAATGACCAAATGAGAACTGATGGAGTGACTTGCCACTTGAAAGTGTGGTTCAATGGTGACGATAATCCATTCAACATAACACCAAGGATTACCCCATGAGAATCAAAAAGTTTACAAACTATATCACAGAGGCAAAGAACCTTCACATGGAACACCTCGAAGACTCACTCTTCAATGAGGGTGGTGCTGGTGTTGCCGAAGCGATCCGATTTCTAGAGAGTGTCGCTGACATGCTAAGTGGTAACGCAGGAAGTGAATTTGGTGTGACTGTCAAGTGGGATGGTGCGCCCGCGATCTTTGCCGGTGTTCACCCAGACACAGGAAAGTTCTTTGTGTCCTCGAAGTCTTTGTTCAACAAGAATGCAAAAGTAAACTACACTGCTGCTGATGTTGACGCCAACCATCAAGGTGGACTCGCAGATAAACTAAAAGCGGCACTAACCTATCTGCCCAAGATTGGAATCAAGGGAATCCTTCAGGGCGATCTCATGTACACAGATGATGTCTCAACCAAGAAGATCGATGGTGAGTCACACTACACATTCCAACCAAACACGATCATGTACGCTGTCCCGGTTGATTCTGATCTAGGCAACAAGATCAAGGCATCAAAGATGGGTGTCGTATGGCACACCAAGTACACTGGTGACTCAATCGAAAGTCTCTCTGCTTCCTTCGATCCTGATGTATCGAAGTTGAAAGCGAACAAGGATGTTTGGTTTACTGACGCGAACTTCCGCGATGAGTCGGGTGCTGCAACCATGACGAATACAGAAACTACTGATATGAATAGACACATCAAGGCTGCGAAGTCTCTGCTTACCAAAAAGGTTGGTAAGGTTGCGGATGATATCGTTGCAAACTCTAGACTACAACTAGAGATCAAAACGTACATCAATGCCAATGTACGGAACGGAACCCTGCAAGGTTCTGCCTCAGGATTTATATCATACATCGACACCAAACTACAGAAGGATGTTGATAAAGTAAAATCCAGTGCTGCAAAGGAGAGGAAGGAAGTAGTAAGAAAAACACTTATCGAGATGTTGTCTCGAAACACTAAAGAGATTGACTCTCTCTTCCGACTCCATGCCGCACTTACTGCTGCGAAGTTGATCATCATTCGTAAATTAGAATCCGTAAAGAGTATCGGTACTTTCGTGAGAACCGATGATGGATTCAAAGTTACTGCACCCGAGGGGTTTGTTGCAGTAGACCACACCAAGAATCAGGCACTAAAACTTGTAGATCGTCTTGAGTTTTCCAGACAGAACTTCAATGCCGCGAAAAACTGGGTTTCTGGGTAAACTACATAAAAAGTCAAGGAGACTAACCATGTCCGTTCAAAGAGGCCCCCGAGGCAGAATCATCGTCAGACCAGACAAAGGAGACCAAGATGAGAAGATCAGAAGTGAGGAAGTTCGACAACTCGAAACTACCGAAGAGCGTGTTGTCGAGACCCCGAAAAGCAAAAAGAAGACTACTCGACGAAGTAGTGGAACCAAAGCCAGTCGCAAAGGCCCCAAAGGCCCCAGCAAAGGCTAAGAAGATTTCGACAAAGAAAAAAGGATAACCTATGGAATTTCTAACAACTACCTACGGTCTAATTGCACACACAGTTATTGTATTCGTAGCAGGCGCACTTGTCGGTCAACCTCTTTGGGGTTGGGTTCGTAAGTTCTTCCCTTGGAACAAGGGCTGATAATTGTCAAAGACCTTCAAACAACTTGTCGCAGAAGCAAAGGCACAACATGCCGTTCTTACGTTTGGTCGCTTCCAGCCTCCAACCGTAGGTCATGAGAAGTTGGTTGGAGTTCTTGCAGACACGGCAAAAAGAAAGGGAGGGACTCCTTTCCTTTTCCCGAGTCGTACGAATGACAAGAAGAAAAATCCACTTACACCAAAAGCAAAGGTCAAGTTCCTCAAGAGCGTATTCCCACAAGTCACAGTTGTTGACGATGCGGGATCGAGAACAATCTTCGAAGCACTTGACTACTTGGTAAAAAAGGGATTCAAGACAGCAACCATCGTTGTAGGTGGTGATCGGATCGGTGAGTTTGAAAAGACTGTTGTTCCTTACACTGACAAGATTGGTATGGATAATATCGACTTTGTTGGTGCGGGTGCAAGAGATCCAGATGCTACCGGAGTCGAGGGAATGTCTGCATCTAAATTGAGGGCCGCTGCCCTTGATGGTGACTTTGATACTTTCCGTTCGGGGATGCCCAAGAGAGCATCCTCTAAGGATTCGAAAATGCTTTATGACGAGATTAGAAAAGTCATGGGCGCGAATGAAGAATATGATGAAGACTCTCTGTACGGAACAGATGGTCTTCGAAAAAAGTATCAGCGGGACACGCCCGGTCAGTGATACATAATAGAAATGGAGTAATACTATGAGTGGATTTCAATCAAACGATTTGGACAAGATCAAGAACGTAGCAAACACTGTTCAGCAAATCATGCAAGGTAGCATGGAGCAGAAACGAGAACTGCCTTCTACATTCACGGATCGAGTCCCACAGGCTCACGCAGATATTCAAGATGTGCGTACACTTGAAGATCGTAACAGAATTTTGAGTGATCATGTCAGAGCAGCATCATCTGGCATGGACGAGATTATTCCAACAGATTTTGCAATCGAATTCGAGAACCAAGTTCTCAACTACACGCCAGAACCACAGGAAGGCCAAGAAGGATGAAAAAGTACAAGGACTTCAAAAAGCAACTTGATGAGACTTACGCTTCTGCGGGTCAAGTCGGAGACTACACTGGACTCAATCTGTCTGGTGCAGACGATGGTAGCACCCTCGTCTATGATATCGAGGATCCAGAGGTTCTTCGTAAACTCAATGTCGCAGTTCAAGGTGAAGTTGAAAACGAATCAAACTACCCACTAAAGAGTCTCGCTCGACTACGAGAGAAACTACAAGTGGCAGGTCTTTCGTTTGATATGCCAGCAAAGATGAACCCAGGCGTTCTAGAACTCCCACTCAGCCAATACGGAAACGAGTTGGGTGCTGAGTATGGTGAGATGATGAGCGATGGTGACTCTCCTGCCACCAGAGAAACAAAGGCACATGTTCTTCGTGTCGAAGTTGTCGAGGGCGAAGACGGTCTTACAGATCTCTTTGTAAAGATCGCCGCCGTCGAAGACTGAGTAAATGTTTATTATGAGAGAAGTGATGAATGAAATTCGAACATCTAGACGATCAGAACATAGCACTCTTCGCTGCTAAATTCTACGAAAATCCAGAAGTGTCCTCCATCGATGAATTTCATGAGGATCTCAATCGAACGAAATATGTGAAAAGACTGTTCCGTAAGTATAAGCAGTCTGGCATCTTGCGTGAGAGATTGATTCTCAACCACCTCATCATCATGTGTAATGTATTTGGAATTTGCCCTGCGAACAGAATCCTCTTCTACAGAATCGAGGAAGAGTTCCACAGTCTACTGAAAACATTCTTAGTTTCTCTAGACTCTCTGACTAACGATGAAATACCAGAGGCAGACCTAATCTCAATTCCCCTAGATACTACAGTGATCACTGTTCTAAGGAGAATTTGATGGGACTCATAGACGTATTCGTTGCATACCAACTGGTCAAATTCTTGACGCTGGACTACACAGAGTTCGATGCGTACAAGGAGGGTGTCATTGACGAGAAGGGTAATATCCTCGTCAAGAACAAAGCCAATAGAACACCCAAACAGAAAAAGTCCTTCACCAAACTTCACGTTGTTGCGTTCAATCTCCGAAAGATTCTAGAGAAGGTTCCTGTCGTGAAGTCGAAGTTGGGTAGATTTGCCAGTGCCTTGTTTCTACTCAAAGAGGAATATGAGAAGTCTGAGGGTCGGGCCCTAGACATCGAAAGATTTCTATCAGACATTGACTACGAGGTTGAGTTGTCTGAATCGGAACAGGTTGATAAGTTGGACATGGGTTTTTATATCGTCGATGACTATCCAGAAATCGGAGAAACCGCAGTTCGACTAGATACTGTCGTAGAATCGACTGATGAACTATTAGGCATCCCCTTGTTCACTGTTGATGATGTAGAAGGCAACAAACTGCTGGTATCCGCAGATGACTTGAGAAAGGTATCCCATGAACTTTGAAGAGTTTCGTCGAAAGATTGTCTTGTTCTTTGAAGGTAAAGACAATGAACTAGAGGAAGACACACCAACGATGTCTGTGTCTGGTGGAGGTATTGCAGGGGTTTCGGATAACAACCCACCCGCACCTCTCAGGAAACCTCGACGTTTGTCTCCTGAAGAACTAGAGAAGATGTTGGGTAAAGGCGTAAAGTCTTTTACGGTCAGTAAAGAAGAGTATGAAAAATTCTCAGACCGAGCAAAACGAAAGAACGAACGATGGAATAAGTTCTTTGAAGAAGGCTCCGAGTCGGGTGGTGCTATCAAGAAATACTCTATGAGAAACCCAGGCAAGCCTGTCATCATTCAGAACGAAGACGGCGAAGCAATGATTCTTCGACGACCTATGGGCGATAAAAGACTTCACCACCATGTTCGGGCAAAGAAGATGGCAGAGAAGCGATATGGACCGTGGTCTAGATATATGAGAGAGAAGAAAGTATCAAAGGAGTTCAAGAAGAAATCTTGACTCGTTGAAAACGTGAGGTATAATATTGACTATGTTCACACACGCTCCACCACCAGATCTTCCAGATCTAAAATGTATCACAGAAAACGGATCTCGTAAATACGTTACTCCAACCGGAGAGCGTTATCCTTCTGTGACTACTGTGACTGGATGGTCGAAGCGGCAGTTCTTCGCTGAGTGGAGAAAGAATAACCCAGAGGAGTCTAAGCAGATTCTCGAAAAGGGTAACAAGTTTCACAGTATCGTTGAAGACTACTTGAACAACAAAGGCGAACCAGATGCAAATGCACATCAAGATGCTCGTGAGTTGTTTTATCAGGCACAACCAAATCTAGATCGCATTGATAACATTCGCGTTCAAGAAATTGCCCTCTGGAGTCACACTATGGGACTCGCTGGTAGGGTGGACTGTATCGCCGAGTTTGATGGTAAACTCTCTGTCATCGACTTCAAGAGTTCGAAGAGAAAGAAGAGAGAAAGTGACATCGAGAACTACTTCCAACAAGCAACCGCATACGCGATCATGTGGAAGGAACTGCTCGGCGAGACCATCGACAACATCGTGATTCTTGTTTCGTCGAGTGATGGAACGACACAGGTTCTACAGAGAAATCCAATCAACCACGTTGTTGGTCTCAAGGAATGTATCGACATCTATCACAATGCCAACAATTCAGAATCATACCGTGAGGTTATGAACGATTAGTGTTGAGACTCATGTCTCTGTCGAATTGGTGGATAGAACTCATGTCTATTCCGTGCATCTCTTCTAACAAACTTCTCATTGGGATGAGTTGCGCCTCCGATTGAGGCAATTCCCATATCAGGCTCTACGTCAGCACCACTACCGCCGGTCGATCCTGCTGGCATATAACGGACGAATAGATCTGGTTCGAAGTCCTGTCGGCCGGTTGTGTTTTCTCTACCACACCATCCATAGAACTGAACAGCACCAAGGGCATTTGCGTCGTTGTCTGGTTCCTTCAACAACATGAACCGAAGAATTCCGTCTTGGTTATCCAGAGCATCTTGTACAAATTCGGTCATATTGATTGTGATTGGATTGTTTAGATCAACTGGAGAACTGATGGTGAACCCCGTCGAGATTCCTAGATTGGAATCATTGACACCGAAAGCACCTGTTGCCGCCCAGGCGATTCCACCGTTGGTGGTATCTGAGGTGATGTCAAGGAAGTCCCATGTCATGTGTTGAGTGGCTTCGGGTGTGAAGTTATGACCCGCACCATTTCCGGTGGTAAACCCAACAATGCGGAAGTGCATATCACCATCAAGTGATGGTTCGGTGTCAGTAATATCACTCAAGCGACCGGCCACTCCCCGAGGAACAAGTCGTAGTCCAGCACCATATACTCTATCGCCTGGGCCCGGGAAGTGTTCGAATAGATTACCCGGACAAAGGTTGTAGCAGAAGATACCTCTACCCTGTCTCATGACTAGGGTAGGATCGTCTCCGGTGCCTCCGCCGGGATCATCAGTGGCAGTATCGGTTCTTGTGGTATTGGTCGTGGTATCCGTGGCATCCGTGGTATCATTTGTTTCATCTGGCGTGTTGGTCGTGAACGTTGGTGGAGTAATGATGATAGTGGGCCCCTGCGTCAATGTGACATTGGTCT